ACCTGATAGGTCGTCAGCCCGGGGATAGTCTGCACAAGAGTGCCGCTTGCGTCGCGGATTGCCAGCAAATCAGAGGTCTGATTCGACAGCGCAAACAGAGGCCCGCCCAGCTTGAGCCCGGATGCGTTAGGCAGTCGCCAGCCGGCGCCGTTGCTTACGCTGCCCGAAATGATCCACAGCCGCGCGACAAGCGGCGAGACCTGGATGTCCGCCCCAGGGTTAAACGACTCTTGAGCCTGCCCGTACAAGTAGCCGGCAGGCGTCTGATAGTCGGCCCGGTCTTCGATCATCGGCACCTGCACGCGATGGTCGTTGAACTGGGCAAAGCTGATCGACAGCAGCCGGTCAGCTTCGGGGGCAAAGAAGACCGGCACGTCGAATTGGAAGCCCGCGCGTACGGCCGCGCCATTCGCCGGAGGCGTGGACAGCGTGACCTTGCCAGTGGTCGTGTCGAGGGTAAAGCCCGAGGTCGTCACGCCGGCGACAGACACAAGCACAGAACCGGATGCCGGCTTGCGAATCGTCCGCTCCCACTCGTAATCCGTGGCCGGGTTGTAGCGCTTGACCAACTGAAACTCGGTGTTGGAGCCGTCCCCGTAGCCGAGCAGCACGTCGCCAGCGGAAGGCGCGCCCCGGTCATTGGCGCCCGTCGAATAGTCGCCGGGGTCCTTAAGCCTGAAACCGTTGAGCGCGCCGCGCCGCGCAATGTAGAACGCTTTGAGCGTGGACATGGACGCCTCGTCGCGCACAGCGTCCAGCGCGTCGTAGACGTGCAACGGATCCTCCCACGTTGCGACTCGCTGCGTGGCCCCGCTGCGAAGCTGAACCACGGAGGAGCTGTAGCCGGGGCCTGCGCTGGTGCCATAGGCGAGCGGAAGCGGGAAGCTGACTTCGTGAAAGCCCATCAGATCGCGGCGCGGCGAAGCGCGTTGTTGACCATTTGGCGCTCGGACAGCCCCAGGCCGCCGACGCCATTCGAGGAGCGGGGACCGCCAGCGCCACCGGAAAAGTTGTTGATGACCGTGACGTTCGGCTGCATCGCTTGAGCGATGGCCCGCACGTTGTCGGCGATCGAGATCGCGACCTGCCCGCGGGCGTTGCGCACAGCCGGCGCCGCAAGCTCGAGCCCGGCTTCGCCGAAAAGGTTGAGCCCCTGGGCTCCTTGCAAGAACGTCGGTCCGCTGAACACGCCGCCCATCCCGAAGGCTTTAGCCATCGTCCAGTTGGGCAGCGGCGAAGCGGAGCCGTTCGAGAAGGCGTTGCCGTTGGCGTTTCCGGCTGCGCTGGCGAAGGCGCCAGCGATCGGCGATCCTGCGCCAGTGAAGAACGCCTGGAACCCCTGCGCCGCAAAGCCGGAGATAAGTTGGTTGCCCAGGTTGGAGAACAGCCCGCGCAGGATGTCGTTCGCGCTCTCGGCCTGCTGGATGATGTCGGCGAATGCTTGGCCGAAAGAGCGGGAGAGGTTCTGGGCTGCGCGCGCCGCGGCATCGCCATCGGCAAGCTCTCCAAGCGCCTTGCGAAGCCGCTCAAGCTCGGCCTGGTCTTGTTCATCCAGCGGCGCCCCGTCGAACTGCTGGCGAGCGCGAAGCAGCTCCAGCTCGATGAAGCGCTCTCGGTTGCCCAGTTTGAGCAGGTCGATCTCCTGCTGGACAGTGACGAGGTTTTCAGCCAGCGCGCGCTTGCCGCGAAGCCGCGCGTTGTCCTGCTCGTCTTGAAGCTGCGCTTGCCGCGCGAGCGCCTCGTTGTAGGCCGAGAGATCGTCCCTCGCATCGAAGAGCTGGCGAGCGAATAGCCCGTTGGCCGCGCCGATGGCGATAGCGGCCTGGGTGCCGAGGCCCATCGCCTTTGCCATCGCTTCGATCTGCGCCGTTGCGATTGCCCGATCTCGCTCGGACAGGTTAAGCAGGTCAAGCTCGAGCTGCTGCGCGGACAGGTACGCGCTCAGCTCTTGGCGCAGCTTGTCGCGCTTCTTAGTCTCTTCGTCCAGCTCCTCGCCGATGGATGCGCCGCGGGGCAGGCCAGCGCCTTGAGCCTGGCCGTTCTCGGGCGCGGCGTTAAAGCTCTCGCGGAGTTGGCCCTTAACGACTTCGACGGCGGCGGAAAAGGCTTCGGAGTCGAGCGCGACAAGGCGAACGCCCGAGATTTCGGAGGCAAGCTCCTGGCTCGCCAGGCGGAAGCGCTCTTTGCGCTCCTCAAGCCGCTCAAGGTTGCCCGCGTTCGGCTGGCGGTCAAAGTTTTCCTCGGCCGAGCGCAGCAGGCTAGCCGCGCTTTTTAGCTCATCAACCTTGCGATCGAAGTTGGACTCGGCGATGGTTTCGACCTGCGCGCCAATGTCAGCAAGCGCGGCTTGGAATGCGTCAAAGTTCTCGGATCGAATCGGGCCAGAGAGGGCGCCGATAAGGCGAGACTCTGCGAGGCGTTCCTGCTCAAGCAGGAAACGCTCAAGGTCGCCGCCGCCGGTCAGCTTTGCCAGGTTGTCGAGATTGACTGCCGTGCCCGCCTGCTCAGCGCGGGTTTTCACAATGTCCAGCAGTTGGATTACGGTTTGGAGCTGCTGCTGCGCCCCATCCTGGCCGTCACTGGCAAGCGACGAATTGAAGTTGGCGATCTGCCGCGGCAGCGCAGCAGTCACGTCCTTTAGCGACTCAAGCAGGGCGACGTTGCCGATGACGGCTTGATCGACTTGACTAATGGAGCCACGCCAAGTCGCATAAGCGCCAGCCAGCGTCAGCACCGCAGACGCCGCGGCGGTGTAGGGGTTTGCCTTGATCGTGGCCGTGAGCGCGGTCAGAGCGATGTTGGCGCCCTTGGCTCCAGATACGAGGCCCACGAATCCGCCAACGCCGGTAAGCACAGCAAGGCCGGTCGCCAGCACACGGGCGCCAGTGCCAGTCTCTTCGAGCGTGTCGCCAAGATTAAACACGCCGCGCACGGCCTCGGTCGCGGTGTCCGTGAGCCCGCGCAGCGCCGGGTTGATCCCGCCAACGATTTCGATCTGCGCCGCTTCGATTGCGGACTGCAAGTTTCGATAACTGCCCGTCAGGTTGTCGCCGACAGCCTTGGCGGCAGCATCGGCCACGCCCTCGCTGGCGCGGTTGGCCGCCGTCAGCTCGACTACCTTTTCGACGTTGGCCGACAACGCCAGCGCGGCGGCTTGACCGTAGGCGCCGAATAGCTGCTCAGCGTCGAAGGCCCCGATCTGCGCATCCCGCAGCTTGCGCAGAACCTCAACGAGCGTGTTGCTTTCGAGCGACACGTCGCGCTGCGACAGGCCAAGACGGCGGAGCGTCTCCGCGGCAGGCCCCGAGATGCTCGCCAGCCCGCGCAGGATGTTCGAGAGCGCCGTGCCAGCGCGGCTGGCCTGAATGCCGGCGTTGCCAAGCACGCCCACAAGCGCGCCCGTCTCTTCGATCGACAGGCCCGTAACCTTGGCGATGGGACCGACGTACGAGAGCGCCTCGCCAAGCTGGCGCACGCCCGTGTTGCTTTTGTTGCTGGTCTGCACCAGCACGTCGGCGATGCGGTTCAGCTCGGCCGCCTGGAGCCCGAAGATGTTGAGCGCCGAGCCGGCAATGTCCGCGGCTTCCCCAAGCTCCACAGCGTCGGCGATGGCCAAGTTGAGCACGCCGGGTAGCGCCTGGATCGCCTGCTGCGAAGTGAAGCCGGCACGTGCCAGCAGCAGCAGGCCCTCGCCCGCCTGGCGCGCGGAGAACTCAGTCGAAGCCCCGGCTTCGCGCGCCGCAGCTTCAAGCTGGCGCAGCTCACCCTCGGTTGCGCCGGCAACGGATCCGACCTGGGCAAGAGTCCGCTCGAAGCCCGAGAACGCCTCGACAGACGCGCGGACTCCGACAAACGCACCGGCTACGGCAGCGGCTTGGAGCGCGATCCGCTTCAGGTCTTCGATGCCGCCCTGGGCAGACTCGCTGATCTTCTGGCCCATCACCTGGGCCGAGTTGCCGGCAGAGACTAGCTTGCGGTCCATCTCGACCAAGCGCCCGGTCGTGTCCTTGTAGGCGCTTGACGCCTTGGCAGCGGCATCGGTCGTGGTCGTGATCTTGCTTGCGGCGTCTCTCTGCCGCTCAGCAGTGCGCCTGCTGGCCTGCGCCACCTCTTCTAGGTTGGTGGCCGTGGTCTTCGACACCTGCGCCGTGTCGATCAGCTCCTCGACTAGCTTTTCGGTCGCGGCCTGCGCAGTGTCAGCAGCTTTCGCCGCGCTCTCGAGGCTGCCCTTAAGTCTCTCGATGCCCTCCGACGCCGGCCGGCTGTCAATCTTGAGCTCGACGGAGGTCATTGAGGTAGTCGCGGTCCAGGGCCAGGAGGATCGTTAGGGCTTCGCGGCGCGAGTCGTAGCTGGTGACGTCGGCGAGTCTCAGGTAGGACTCGATCTCGGTAAACTTGAGGGCCTCAGGCCCGCTGAAGCCCATGCCGCGTTGCGCGCTCAGCTCGAGGAATGCGCTCTCGAACCAGGCCTCGTCTCGTTGCAGCTCGGGCAGGGCCAGATACTCGATCCAGCCCTGCCGCTTGCGGCCGCGCTTGGCTTCGACTCGCAAGGCATCCAGCTCGGCGCCCCACTTGCGAAACCAGCGCAGCCGCTTGGCTACTTTCCCAGCGTCTCCGCGGCGGCTTTCTCGCGGAAGGCTTCGCCGGTGCGCGCGCAGTCGGTCAGCCAGTCGTACAGATCGGAGTAGGCCCGATCGCACAGCATGGCCTTGAGCCGCTCAGCGCTGAATGGCACCGAGACCTCGACGCCATCGGGGCCGGGCTCGGTGACCTCCGCCCAGTCCACCACGACGTGCGTAGCGAACAGGACGGCAACGGTCTTGTCGATCGCCGCCGACAGCTCCGCGGCTTCAAGCCCGCGGCCGCGCAGCTCACGGAGAGCGCCTTCAAGCGCTTCGCGGTACGGCTTGTAGGTCAGCCGGCGAACGCGAAACTTGAAGCCGAGCGCGTGCGTGAACCACGCGCCGTTGTCGAGCGCGACGGTCGAGAGCTTGATCTTCTGGAGGCTGGGCATTGGTCAGAGGTAGCGGTAGATCCGGGCCTGGTAGCCGGCGGCAAGGTCTTCCTCGCTGGCAAACGCCACCTGGGCAAACACGTCGGTGTTCTTGCCCGTGGCATTGGCCGGCGCCTCGGTGAACTTGGTGCGCGGCAGGACGATGAGGTAGCCGTTCGCCTGCGAGTCGAAGGCCAAGAGGTCAATGCGGGTGAAGGTCCCGTTGGCGAAGCGCGACAGCAGCGAGCCATCCTCGATGTAGGCCTGGAGCGTGCCAGTCAGCGCGAAGGTGCCGGGCACGACTTGCGACGCGCCGAGCACGCCCAGCTCCTCGATCGGCCGCACGTTGTTGGCAACCTGAAAGCTGGCCGAACGCAGGCTCACACCGACGCCACCAGCCAGCACGGCGCGCACGTCCTGAGCAGGCCCGTACTCGGTGGTCTGAGGCTGGGCGATGTAGGTCGAGAACTGCGCCGCGGCCGGCGAGGTCATGGTCGCACCCTGGAACGCGAAGGTGCCAGAAATCGGCTCGCCCACGCTGAAGTTGAGCGTCCCTTGGTCCACGACGCAGCCGAGGTGCAGCTCGAACACATCGGACGCGAGGTCGAAGCGCTTCTCGATCGAGTACGAGCTGCGGGTCTGGCCGTCCTGCGCGTACTCGCCGATGGCCCACCAGGAGGAAGCGTCAGTCTCGGTGACGAACAGAGAGCTGCCGTCGTTTCGCACCAGCGTCAGGGTCGTGGTGCTCGCAGACTCGACCTGCCAGATGCCGTTGTTGCCCTGGTTGGTAGTGAACCCGCCCAGCTTGATCCAGCCCTGAGCTACAGCCGCAGCGGCGCCGTTCGAGTCGAGGATGTCAATCGTGGCCTTCGTGCCGCCCACGGTCGCGGTCAGGGTGAAGCTCCCAAACTCGCCAACCTTGACGATGCGCAGCGATTGAGCCACGGCATCGGCGAAGGGCGCGGTGCCGTCCAGCTTGAGCGCCAGGAAGGTGCCGGCGGTCGGCGTGCTGCCAGTGGCCACGCGGTAGGTGCCGACGTGGTTCCAGTTGCGCGCATCGGTCACGCTCACCACGTCGTCAGCGGCGAACACCGGCAGCTGATTGCCGGCCGAAAAGAACTCGAAGCGGGTCAAGTTAACCGCGATCGTCGCATCGAGCGGCGTGCCAGAGGGGAACGCGGCGACGCCCGAGGTCCAGTTGGGGGCCCACAGCGCGGCGCCCAAGTACTCGTCGAAGGCCTTTGCGCGCAGAGCGAA